TTGGGCGGTTAACCGTAAGTTGGGCAGGATGATTGCAGTCGTAGCATCCCCCATCGCAAAACGCTCTGTCAACTGTCGCTCTGGCGGGTAAACCAATATCCGATTTGACAGGTTTATCTGCATGGCGTTCCAGACGCCTTTCTCTATGCCCTCAAAATCATCCAGCGTGATGATGGTGTCGGCGTGGAACAGCCGCTCTAGGTGCGCCCGATCATCTGGCTGTAGCCGACCGTCTATGTGCAAGTGGTCAATTTGCCCGTCAAGTTTGGCGAGCATTTCGGTGCTGCTGCTGTGGTACTGCGTGACGTTCGCGTAAATCGGCAACTTGAAGTTGTGCGTCATGTCGCACGTATGCACCTCGGTATCGCCCCGAGCCAGCACAAACGTGGATTTGCCGATATAGGTGCCGATTTCCACCACGCGCTTTGGCTGGAAATACCGCTTGACTGCCCACAGGGCAATCAGGCTGGCGTTGTTCGTGGAACCTGTCTGGCGGTCGGGGTCTAGCGCCTCAAGGTCGTCAATGCGCTGCCACGGTAAATCCTCTAATCCGTCAAACAGCGTGTCCCAAATGGCCCGTGACAGTCGCTTACGATTTAAGTTCAGCATATATTCTCCCTATGCGCTTTGTATTTTTTCATGTTGGCGATGACATCGCCCTGCCGACCAAAATGGTTGCGTCCATCCACGCACATAACTCGGGTGCGGAGGTGATCCAAGTCACAGATGGTCACACCCCAACCATACCGGGCGTTACCACGACCGTGCCGATGGACATTGACCGCCGTCACCTGATGCTCGCTAGAACGGCGGCGTGGGCGAATCTGGGGCTGGACAGCCCTGCCCTCTACCTTGACACCGACATGATCGTAAACGCCCCCATAGACGTTGAGGGGGCGTTGGGGAAGGGCATCGTGGCGATGTGTCGGCGTTCGTTTAACCGAAACGCGATCTTTAACACCCACCAGCGCGGCCAAGACTTTTCGGAGTACGCCGGTAAGACGCTGGACGAGCTTTACCCGTACCTCGGCTGCTGCACCATCACCGCCGACTGGGGCGTGTGGGCTGACCTCACCGAAATGTACATGGCGCTGCCCGACAAATTCAAAGTCTGGTACGGCGATCAGGAGGTTCTGCGGGAATACGCCAAGCGGCACAAGGTTGTTGACCTGCCCGAGCATGAGTGGGCGTGTCTGCCAGAGCATCTGGCCGGTCGCCCGCTGATCACCCACTACAAGGGTCAACGCAAAGCCCTCATCTTGAATACTCCGGCCTGATAGCAGCCGTATAACGCTCGTATAGGTCTTTTACGGCGTCTTGGGGGTCGCGGGCAACGTAGAATTCACCCCTTGGCTCAAAAACCTTGCGGAACGCCTCCTGACTTTCGGTTAAACGGCCTTTCGGCGTTTTGATTTCAACCCAGCAGACCCACGCAACACCATCCGGTAGAGCTTTTGTAACGAGTTTGTCGGGGACACTTCCCACTTGAGCGTAATCGTAGACCATGAAGCCCGCAGCTCGGAGAGTTTCCGTGATGATGGCGTCGTTGGCGTCTCGTCTGGCGGCGTGTCGCACTCTCTAGCCTCGTTGATGCAGCGGATAAGCCATATTTGCCACCAGATTCTATTGGCCTTTTTCAGCGGTGGTACGCGCACGTTTCAACCTCTCCACAGCCCTTTCACCCCACAACTGCCGCACCAAGCCAATCGCGTCACGATCAGACAAGACAGCAGCAGCACCCGCTTCTCGCACTAACTCGGCTACCCGGTCACGGTTTACGTCTATCCCACGGGCTAACTGTGCGTCGTAGAAGCGTAAGCGGTTCAGCGGGGATTGTCGTACCAAGTCATTCCACGTTGCTGCGTTGGAGTGCAACTGGTGTTCTAGGTTATGACTAGGTTTAGGCTTTTCAGTATTTACAGTCGGAGAGTAAGTGTATTCATCACCCATACGTCACCCGAACAGCTCTAGGTTTTGGTAGGCAGCAATAGCATCTTCCGACCAATAAGCCGCACTTGCGTGGCGCTCTATGCGCTCCATCAATACTACGGCGCGGCTATATCGGCTCGGCGGTGTGTATGGGCCTTTCCACTTTAGGTCTATGCCCACGTTCCGCGCTACGTTACAGCTATCCGCGCTTGCGAAGGGGAGCTTGCTGAACACGCCCGGGTCAAGCATCCGTAACCCGTGTAATTTGGTGCGTGGCAACCCGTTTTCGTCACAAATTACTCGCATCGCTTCTGCCATACGTTTCCACCAACGGTCATTGCCGATAGTGGCGTATTGCCCTGACGAACCTAGAGCCAACCGAGGGTAGGCAACTAACCGTTGTAAGCGATCCAGCGATTCGTGCAAGTGCCACACCGGAACGCTAACCGAGTTCGGCAACGTCCAACGTGCTAACAGCTCGTCGTTTTGCGCTTCAGAACCGTCAATAACGTCAGGGATAATGCACCAATCTACCGCTGGATGACGTACCCACTTTGCAGCCCAGTCAGCGTAACCCGCAAAGTCATACGTTTTGCCTTGTTTCCACGCTGAAAACGCACCGTTATCCAACACAACGGATTGGCAAATCTCTGCCGCTACCTCAAGTTGCTCGGGATGTTCGTAACTCACCATTGCGTGTTTCCCAGCAAATGACTTTACAAAGTCTTGCATGGGGTTCATCGGAGTGCCGTGGTAGTGAATCATGGAACGTGCTTCCAACGCTTTCGTGCCATGACGTCTTTCACGGCTTTCGGAGTGATACCGTAACGACGAGCTAATGCTTTATCTGTGAGTGCATTTCTTAACCGTTGTGCTTTCCTAATTTTTTTTACGATAGCAACGGTCATAGTTGCCCGAGGATGATCTTCTCCAACCTTAAACCAAGACATATTTAACCTCTCTATGGTTAAGACCCTGATGACTGATGGTGAACTCTGCACGGTTAAGACGGATTACGCCTAACGTGGATCGTGCAGAGAATTGATGACTGACGGAGCCACCCTGCTGTCGGCTACTTTTCACAGGTTTCCCTGCTGTGGTTCGCGCTTCCCGACGACACGCTGCGCGTTCAGAGGCCCACTACCCCGGTCTGAATTTAAGCCTGTTCTGCGCGTTGTTTCCCCGTCCAGAAAGGCCGAGGCGTATACGTAGGTTGACAGGGGAATTAACCGAGCTAAACTACTGCTACGCCGATCTGCAACCCGAGCGTACCGGCAGCCAGCCTGCCACGTCAAGCCCCCGCGCTTCCCCGCCGGGGGTTTGTCGTTTCTGGCGTCCGTAGAACGCATTAGCGCCCCTGTGGGGGCTTTACCTGCCCAGCCTTGTACTGCCACAGCCTTGCCTGCGGAATGCGGCCATTGCGTATCCACCGGGATACAGCTGGGGGGCTAACCTTGAACGCCCGAGCTATGCCTGCTGGGGAACCAAACTTCTTAAGTGCCTGCTGAATGTCCATCTGCGTATGTTAACCTAGGTTTATGCTTATTGCAACACCAGAATACATAGCATCGTGTGTATGTATTTTTGTGTTTAGGGTGTTGACACAGGCTTAACCTGTGTTAATATAGCCATACGGTCAATGTTGGCCGGGATGCCACAGAGAGGCAACAAATGTCTAATTACAGTAATGACGAAATGCTCAAGGATTTCCGATATATCGTTACATTAAACGATAACCGTGACGAAACCATTGGCGCATACAACGACCTTGGGCTTGCGGTGGATCAACTCTGGCGATGGTTCAAAGAGTTTCCCGGTAAGTACGTCATTGTTGACACCAAAGACAATACAAAATTTTTCATAACGGTAACTTTGTAAAAGTTGAGGGCGGGGACTTCCACCCGCCCTTTACTTCGGTTAATATATTCCTCGTTGACAAACACAACACAGGAGCAACAGATATGTTCAAGGATAAATACAGCGCGCTCGGCGACTTCTACGCCCTCGGCAACAAATTCCAAGTTGACGTTGAGTATTCGCAGGACATGGATAACTCCGTGTTCGTGGAAAAAGCCACCATCATTGGCATCTACTTGGACAACGATAAGTACGCCACCGCACTTAACCACGACATCAAGTTAGACCTTTGCGATCTGACCGAAGGCGAAGAATTTGCACTCAACGAGATTGCGAGCCTTGATGCGCTGCGTAACGGGGGTTGGGAATGAAAAGCCCTTACCCGCAATTTATCGCCATTGCCATCCTGTTTCTGATCGCCGCCGCGTGTGACCCGTGTGGTGACGGCGGTTGCACCCCAGCCGAGGAGCGAGCCAGCCATGCACGATAACATCTGGAATGACGACGACAGTTGGTGGCAGCAGCAGGATCAGGAAATGCAGCAGCGCGAGGAAGAAGAACGCATAGAAGCCTGCAATCGCGCATTGGATGAACTCAAGGAGAAAAACGATGAGTGAGCTACTCAAAATCAACGTCAACGACCACACCGAGCGCAAAGGCAATCTCACATATCTGTCATGGGCATGGGCGTGGGCCGAGGTGCTGAAGATTGACCCGAGCGCCCGTTACATAGTCCATGAGTGGGCTGATATGCCTGTTTGCTACCTACGAAACGGTACGGCGATGGTGAAGGTTAGCGTTGAAATTAAGGGCGACATTAAGACCTGTCTGTTGCCGGTAATGGATAACCGCAACCGCAGCATCGTTGACCCCGATTCGTTTGCGGTCAACACGGCGATCATGCGCTGCCTGACCAAGTGCATCGCCCTTTTTGGGTTGGGGCTGTACATATTTGGCGGCGAGGATTTGCCCGAGGGCGAGAAGCCCGAGCCTA